GTAGAACAAAGGTCAATAAACCGATTTTTCCAATACATCAAAAATAAGGAAATAGTCCCTATGCATGCAAAAGAGCATATTCTCACGAACGACGTATTAAGGCAATACGCTTACGTTCTTACGAATAATTCTCAAAACTCTGCATTAATCCCACTATTAGCAAATTTAATTCCTAACGATACTTATGAAAGTCTCCGAGCCACTCATGAAGGAATGGACGTTAATTACATCTCTATTGAACACGCGAAGGCTACGTACGCCTTGCTGTTACATAAACGTGTAAGAGAAGTCTTTATTGTCTTTCAAGAGAACAAAAGCATCGAAGAAAGCTATGTGAAACTTAATGCAGACGATTTTGAATATGATTATGGCTTTGAGGCTGAGTTCAGGCCCCAAGTTTCTAATATTGTATGCATACCAGAAGAAGAAGAAGATCCATTCAACTTCGATATTTTTGAATTAGATAAAGACGCCCAATTAAGAGCACGTGATAGTCAAGAGGTTGGTAGCCCACAAGGAGCCCGCCCAACTACCAAGAGTTTGAAATCTAAATCTAAAGGAAATAGTTTATTTAATGTTAAACCAGGCAAAATACCCCACAACAGTCCTGCCACCAGCGTTATCGCAGGGCAAGTCCACCAAGGAAATGGTGCTTATCGCAGAAATTTTGGTCTTTCTGCTAATTTAGGTGCCGCTAAGAGATATCTACATTCCAGAATTGGAAGAGTCTCATTATTGGATGCATTGTCCAATTTAGCGAAATGGGAGGAGAGAGGTATGTGCGTCATTAAATCCAAAGTTACGGGTCGTAGAAAGAATATAAAATTCGATCTAAAAACTAAGGAAGGTTGTCGATTAAGTGAATTGACTAAAATCTTTGATTGTGCTTCTACATGTATAAAAATGGTTATCAGAAAGCCCTTCTGGCCTATAAAAGATCAGAGAACGGAAGGCATCTACTGTTTCTACCGAGATATTGTCTTACAATATGTATCTCGTGGTGCAGTCGGATTATGTAAATGGGCGAAAGAACTGAGCTTTGATGCGGAGCAAGCTTTGATTAATGATACGAAACCTAAACTATGGGGACGGTATTTCACCGGTATCCATAAAGGTATCCTACATTCGGACAAGCTACTAGCATTACTAGCTACTTTCTCTCGAGCCTTACCACCGATAAACTCGCCGAAAGCCGAGAAGAACGCTCTCAATAAAGCGATTAAAGCGTGGACGGAGCCTATAACCGTTCAGACTATGAAAGTTGAAACCGAGCATTCTGAATTTTACAAATTTGCGTACCTAAAAAGGTCCGCTGAAATAGAAGAAGACGTGAGACGGAATTTGAATATGTCTCACCTCACGATGTCACATCCGATTGAATACATTCCAGGTGTATATCGACCTACAGTAAATTTGATGATACAAAACAAATTTACTTGCGATAACCTTTTACGTATTCGGTACAAGGACTACTTAATTTGCTGTGAACATGCAAATTCGGTTAAAGCTATCCTACCATACTATGAATCCATGAAGATGGTAGCGAAGAAGCGACGTGAGGGTATGCTAAAGCAATTACAGTCTTCTATAGAACAAACATGTAGAAGAGACAAGATTTATAACTCCTATTTCAAGTTGTACAATGATTCTCTTAAGGAAATAACAATAGAGAATCAAACACCCAATCTACAAGAGATTGAGAAATTTACCTTCTTAACATTAAGTAAACTTAATGCGAAAAATCCAGTACCTATAATGAAAACATCCTATCTATCAAATGCAGGATGTTTCGAGAATTCACGGAGAAAAGGAGGTGCCTACGATTACTTTTGGAGGAAGTTGCAAGCACAAATAGCAGCGCTTCCAAAGCGTAAGGATGGATCAATCGATTGGGCAAAAACACCAGGCTCATATGGTCACCTAGTGGACAAGACTGATGAGCAACTATGGGATATGTTAATCAACCATGAAGCGTCAATTGTCAAACCAAAATCGAAGATCAACATCATTCCAGAAAAGGGTGGAAAATTCAGAGTGGCAAATAGTTCCACTGCGGGCTTAGTAGCTTCCGCGCAACCTTTAGGGAATCAGCTTATACAGATTCTTAAACGGCATCCTAATCTCAAGGGAGAATATCTCTCAGATCCGTATTACATAGCTCAGAGATTATGGTACCAACAGTCGAAACACGCTAAAGAAGGACAGCGGTTATTTTACTCGACCGATATGAACCAATCCACTGACACGATCAAAAAGTCCGTCATCTATAGTGTCATTGACGGTTGCGCACGAGCATTACAGTGGACACCAGGACAGAAGGAAGCGGCTATGAGGACAGTACGTCCCATGGAGCTGTACGACTCAACGGGGAAAACTTTGTTGGGGACTAACATTAATGGAACATTGTTAGGCCTTCCAATTAGTTTCGCTGTTCTGAACCTTGTCCATTTATACTGTGTTCATGCTATGTCATCTACTGGAATCAAACGATCAGTAGTCTATGGTGATGACATGGCGTCTTACTGTTCGACTTCGGATTGGGAGCTATATAAGGTACGTTGTAATACAGTAGGGTTTACTTTGAATTTGTCTAAAACCCATATCTCAGGTAAAGGATTTATCTTTTGTGGTAAAATTTATAAACTTAACATTCAAGGCCAGTGCAAATACATTAAGGCCTCGAAACTATCGATAGTTACTGGTTCGGGTAACGCAAAGAAACATTGGACGTCTCGGCTTGCACAATCGGCAGAGGCCACCCATTTATGTACCCCTTGGCAGGGAGCAATCATTAAAAAATTATTCATTAAGAGAAACCCAATGATAGCCAATCAACTCCGCAGATCGGGAGTCCCATTCACAGGACCCACTGCTTCTGGAGGATGCGGCTTCAAAGGGAGATTGCGACCAGACCAAAGGAAACTCATCGTCTTATCCAAGAAAACAGAGGAAGATCCATTCTGGATTTTCTGGCAGACGGCAAGACTACCAACGCACATGAGAAAACGTGCGAAGTGGGTCTATGAGGACTTTGAGGGATTTGTTTCTAAGAATAAGGCTTATGACGGAGTACTTAAGGAGGCGTTCGTATACAAAGCAGACGCCCTCCGTCTTTCATTGATAAGCGCTATTACCCATGCATCATATTCGTTAGTTAACTATAAATTCTCTAAATCAATAGATCGATCTATACAGAGAATTTGTAAATCAGTTAACAATGTTAAGCATTTCATGTTACAACTTTATGAAAAGGAGAAAAGTCAATTAGATTTACCAGCGAAGGTCACTTCTAGTTACGCAAACAGAATCATGCGAACAAAGAAAGTAGACGTTAAACTTTCCGCTGGGGCAATGGATAAATACTTAAATTCATTGCCTACTCGACACACCTTTGACGATACCATTGTGTCTCTCTTTTCATTATCCGGATATCAATCCAGAATTGATAGTCGAAGATTAGGCAGATCACCTAATGCACATAGCATGCTATTCTTA